TCGCGGCGGGCCAGGACTGGAAGGCGTTTCTGCACGCCAAGCCCGAGCCCCTCATGCTTCAGCACCGGCACCTGGGCTTCATCTGCGCCCGCCAGGAAATCACGCTGGCTGATATGGTATTCGCCTACATGAGGCAGGCCGACGCCGCCCCCAGCCGCTTCGCATGATACTGCACTTTTCAGCCTGGCACCTGCTCACGGCGCTGGGGCTGATGCTGCTAGGCCTGGCCTGCAAACTCCTGAAGCCGCGCTCCTGAGCACCGAGCCCCGCCCACCCGGCGGGGCTTTTTCGTGTCCTTTTTTCGGGTGCTTTAGCGAGGGAATTTTGAGCCACTAATCCCTATCAACGTGGCCGATATTCAACTGCTATCCCAAGTCCTGCGCGGCATCTGGCTCATGGAGCTGGGCCATGCGCAGGGCTACCTACCGCTGGTGCACCAGCTGCAAGCCGGCAATTTCGAGGCCGCAGCGGGCTTTTTCAAGAACAAGAAGAAGGAAAACGCCCCCTACGCCGTGGCCCTGAGCCTGGAGCCGGGCGCGAAAGCGCACAAAACGGATAAGTACAGCAGCTTTGACGAGGCTCCAGTGGGCAGCGTGGCCGTGATTCCGGTGATGGGGCCCATGATGCAGCAGGACTTTTGCGGCTCGCTGGGCACGCAAACCCTGGGCCGGCTCACCGAGGAGGCCGACGCCCACCCCAACATTGTAGGGCACGTGTTCGTGTTCGACACGCCGGGCGGCACCGTCGCCGGCACTGAGCGCTTCAGCAACATTATCACGGGCACGCAAAAGCCGGCCGTCGGCTACGTGCAGGGCATGATATGCAGCGCCGGCGTATGGGCGGGCTGCGGGCTCAACCACATCATGATGGGCGGGCAAACCACCCAGATGGGTAGCATCGGCACGATGCTCCAGTACATGGATTCGAGCAAGGCCGACAAGAAACGCGGCTACGTGCAGAAGATGGTGCGGGCCGATGCCAGCTACGATAAAAACGAGGCTTTTGTCCAACTGCTGGCCGGCAACGACCAGCCGATTAAGGACCAGATGCTCAACCCGATGAATGAGGTATTCCTGAACGCCGTGCGCACCAACCGCGCCGGCAAGCTGCCCACGGGCGAGGATGCCGAGAACGTGCTCAGCGGCAAGGTCTACCTGGCTGCCGATGCCGTCAAACATGGCCTGGCTGACTCGATAGGCTCCTTTCAGGAGGCCGTGCAGCTGGTGCAAAAAATGGCTTCAGACCCGAAACCGGGCCCCAGCAATACCCCCAATTCCAACCACAACAACATGAATACTTTTTTCAAAGAAAAGTGGGGCGCACTGCGCGCCCTGGTCGGCATCTCGTCGGCCGCTGCTACCAGCACCGCCGTCACCGAGGCCACGCTGGAGGAACTCAACACCAAGGCCCAGGAGCAAGCCGACCACCTGGCCAGCGCCAACGGCCTGGTGGCGACGCTCACCACCGAGCGCGACGGCGAGCGTGAGAAAATCAAGGCTAAGGAAACTGAGCTGGCCACCGCCACCGAGAACGTGACCAAGCTCACGGCCCAGGTAACGGCTGCCACCGACAACGTGACCAAGCTCACCGCGCACGTGGGCACTCTGGAGGCGCAGGTGAAGACCCTGGGCGCGCAGCCCGGCGCGATGCCCTCCAACCCGCTCAATCCCAACGCTCAGGACGAAACCACGCCCCCGGCTAAGAACCCCATTGTAGACCCCAAGGCTGGCCACAACCTGGCTGCTGCCGCCTACTTCAGCTAGGCCATTATCAGCTAAGTTACCCCATAGTACCGCTTTATTTTATTTTAATAATTAGTTAATTATCAGTTATCTATAATGGCTACTCTAAACCCCAGCGTTACCGAAATTGCCACCGAACTAGGCGCTTATTTTCGGACGAATAACCAGCAAATCCGCGAGGGCATCTACCAGAAATCGGTGACGGCTGCCTACATGCGCACCATCGTGGCCGTGCAGGGTAAGTTCCCGGCCCTCAACAGCATCACCGGCCGGGTGGTGCAGGGCTTCAAAGCCGCCTGGACGCCGATGGGCGTGACCGAGTTCACGGTCAACGAACTGACGGCTTACAAGCAGAAGGTCAACTTCCCCATCCAGCCGGCTACCGTGCTCAACAGCTGGATTTCTTACCTCTACAACGAGGGCAAGAAGCCGGGCGACATGGCCATTTCGCAGTACATCGTGGATAAGGAGCTGATGCCTGCCATCGCCCGCGACCGCGAAGACCTGATTGGTAAGTCGGTGTACGACAAGACCAAGCTCGACCAGTTCGGCCACTCGATGAACGGCATTCAGGAGCTGATTCGTCAGGGCTGCGCCGATGGCTCGATGTTCCAGATTCCGATTGCTACGCCTTCGCGCAGCAACATGGTGGAGCAAATCGAGGAGTTTGAGCTGGGCCTGCCCGAGGTGCTCAAGCCGCTGCTCGACAAAATCTACATGCCCAGCAACCTGGTGGAGGCCTACCGCCTCGACTACCGCAACAAGTACGGCACCATGCCCACCTTCACCAAGGAGGACGGTATGCGCACCTACCTGGGCCAGCGCCAGCTGGTGCCGCTGCCCTCGCTCAATGGCACGCAGGTGATTTTCGCCACCCCCAACGAGAACTTCCTGCGCCTCATCGACATCGTGGACTCGGCCGTGGTAACGGACGTGCAGGTGCTCGACTACGACGTGAAAATCTTCTGCGAATGGTGGGAGGGCGTTGGCTTCTGGAGCAACCAGCTGGTGGTTGTGGCCGTGCCGGCTGGCACGCACACCGGCCTAGGCAAAGGCACTGATGCTGCTGCTGATAAGGCTCTGACTGAAAAGTACTTCGGTAACTCAGACGGCACGCTCTAGGCCTGCCAGTAAGCTACCAAAAAGCCGGCCTCTGCTCACATGGAGGCCGGCTTTGAGGGTGCCAAGCAATTCGTAACTTATTAATTATCATTATCGTGGATACGCAAGATTTAGTGCACCAGTCGGGTAGCGACAACACGCCCGGCATCCAGCAGAAGATTTTCTACACGACGCTGGAGAACGTCGTGACCCTGCCCAAGCCCGTTATCGACGACTCGGCCAGCCCCACCGGCTCTTTTGCTGACCTGGTGACCATCCTGGACGACATCGTGGTGAAAGTGCCCCTGAGCAGCATCTACGTGACGCTGGAGGAAGGCGAGCTCAAGCACGTGGGCCAGGGCGAAACCGATTCGATGAGCTTCAAAAACTCGCTCGAATTCGCTCACCCCGGCAGCAAAGCCGAGGTGCTGGGCTTCGCGCAGTGGGTGAAAAACAACAACATCATCTTCCTGGTGCCCGAAGTGGACGGCCAGGTGCGCCTGCTCGGCAACCGCGCCTACCCGGCCAAGATGGAGTCGGCCCCCGGCTCGACCGATAAAAAGGCCGCTGGGGCGAAGAAAACCACCTTCACGTTCCAAAGCTCGCGCAAAGGCCCCTCGCCAATTTTCAAGGGCAAGGTCATGGTGCAGGGTGTTGGTGGTGCCCCGGCTACTGAGCAGGATTTGGAGTTGGTGTAAGGTAAAAAAAGAGTATTGAGAAGTGGAAATTCAGAAAAGCCCCGGCCCTTGGTCGGGGCCTTTTTTCTGCCCTTACGTGTCCTTTTTCCGGCAATTGTCGGGGAGGAGCTTTGTAGAGAACCTTATCCACTCTCTGATGCCCAAGCTCACCAAAGAACTCAAAAAAGGCCTGACCCTAGTGGCCGGCAAGCTACCCGAAACTACCGAGGCGTTCCGCGAGAAGGTCACCGGCGAGACGATGCTGGCCGAGGGTAAAACCCACCTGCACACCGGCAAGGCAATCCAGAAAGGTTTCCTCTACGGCCGCGAGGCCCAACGCCCGGTCAACCACGCCCGGCGTCTGTGTGCCGCCTATGAGCGGGGCGGGCGCGCCGGCGTGCTGGCTTACTGCACGCCCTACATCGAGTCGGAAAACCTGGCCCTGTTCTCTGCCAAGCTGAGCGAGCTGGTGCCGGCGTAGTGGACGACCTCAGCGATGATTTCTACGACGGCCTACTCGACGGCCTATTCTGGTTTTTCTGGCCCAAAGGGCCCCGGCAGTGGCTGCTCTACATCGTGCTGTTCAGCCTATTCACCTACTTAAAAAGCAGGTAATGAACCTGGTGCTTCAGAAGCCCAACAGCCTGTGCTGCGGCCAGTGCTGCGTGGCGATGGTGGCCGGCATCAATCTCAAGGCCAGCTGCAAGGTATTTGGCACCAGAGGCGTGACCACCACTAAGTCGGTGCGCCGGGCGCTGAAGCTACTAGGCTACGAGGTCAGCGAGCGCATGGTCAGCTTCCGCACCGAGTCGTCCCTGCCCACCACGTGCCTGCTCAGCCTGCGCTACCCCAAGGAGGTGCAGCGCTACAAGCACTGGGTAGTGTACCACGATGGTCTGATTTACTGCCCTTCGTTGGGCATTTACCCCTACGCACAGCTGGGCCTCCACGGCGGGGCCAAGTGCACGTCTTATCTAGGATTTACTGCCAAATGACTATTCAGGAATGGCTCGCTGGGCCGCAAGATTATCCTGCTGGCCTGCTGCTCTACCAGCAGCTGGGTGAAAACAACCATCTCAAGCGCACGCTCGGCCACGGCCCCAGCGCCTACAACACGTCGTGCCTGCGCGAGGAGCTGGAGCGGCTGGCCAAGCAGGGCAAGGGCCAGGCCGTCGTGCAGCTGGTGCCGGTCGCCACTGCTGCGGCCGTCGTGCAGCTGGTGCCCGCTGCTCAGCCGGCCCCAGCCCCCGCGATTGCCGCCGCAGCTGCGCCCACGTCGGCAATCGAGCAGCTGCTGGCCGACCTCGATACGCAGTGGAAACCGCTGTACAAGGAGGCCAGCTTTCTGCAAAGCCAGCTGGAGCACGCCAAGGACAACCAGCAGCGCGGCACCTGGTCGCACCAGGTGCTCGACCAGATGGATAAGGTGCAGGCGCTATGGGAGGCCTGCGACTACGTGCGCGAGCATGGCCAGCTGCCCCCGGTGCCGGTGGTGACACCCCCGGCCGCGCTCGACCTCACCGACCGCGCCGCCGTCGAGCAGCACCGCAACAACCTGCGCAGCCAAATCAGCAAGCAAAAGCGCAATGCCAAGCGCGCCGCTGAGGTCGAGGCCTGGCGGGCTGAAGTGCAGCAGCTATCTGAGCTACTTAGAACTTTATAACTATCACTATGAGCTTATTTTATCTATCGTTAGTGGTGCTGATTAGTTGCTTATTGGGCGGCGTGCTGGCTTATCTGGCCACCCGCCGCGCCTATCGCTACCAGCTGCACGCTGCCCAGGCCGATGCCGGCCGGGCCTGGGCAGTTTATCAGGAAACGCTGCTAGTGGCTGCGCGCTGGAAACGGAATTATTACACCCTACAGGGCCGGGCGTAGTGGAAAATCAATTTAAACCCGGCCAGCGCGCCCTGGTCGTGGGCAAGCACCCGCACGCCGGCCGCTTCGTGACGCTGGTTTCCTACGGCCCCTATGGGCTGGAGGTGCTCAACCTGGTAGGCTGGCTCGCTCGGGCCGACGACAGCCAGGGGTTCTACTGCCAGGTGGAAAACCTCACTGCGCTCGATGAGTCGGCCCCTTTCGAGGTTGGCCTGAAGCCTAAGAAAGCCAAGCAAGCGCCGGCAATAGAGGTAGTGGAGGCGGTCGAGGAGCCCGCCAGCACGGCCCTGGTGCCCACGGTGAGCCCCGGCCGGCGTCAGACTACGCTCGACAAGCTGCAAGCCTATTACAAGGCAGCCGACACGACCAATCCGATAGCGCTCAGCAAGCACCAGCAGGAAGTGCTCACGCGACTGGAGGCAGCCTGGGCGCTGCTGCTCGACAAAAAGCCCGAGGAGAAAACCATCACCAAGCTGATTAAAAAATTCGGGATTAGCCGGGCGCAGGCCTACCGTGACCTGGGCGACAGCAAGCACCTGTTTGGCGACGTGGTGAAGTCGAACCGTGAGGCCGACCGCTACCTGCTCAAGGAGATGGCGATGGAAACCTACGCGCTTTCAAAGAAGGCTGGCGAGTTCAAGGAGATGAACAAGGCAGTCGATAACCTCATCAAAATAACTGGCATTCAGAAAGATGATGCCAACATTCCCGACGCTGAGGCCTTCCTGCCCAGCAACTACGTGCTGGAGCTGAAGAACAACACCGGCAAGGACTTGACCCTAAACCTGGAGGCAATTGCCGCGCTGCCCGCCCACGAATACGAGGAGGTAATGAACCTCATTCAGGAAACGGGCGGCGTGAGTGAATTGGAAATGCTACAAAAAATAATGGAGGCCGCCCGTGGAACAGTCGAATAAGTACCTCGTTAAGCCCCTGACGCTGAACGTGCCGCAGATGCGTTTTGCAGCAATCCAGCCCAAGGAATCGGTGCAGATATGGGGCCGGGCCACCGGCAAGTCCACCATTATCGCCTGGCTCATGCACATGATTGTGCGCACCATGCCCAGGGCCGCGTGGACTATCACGGGCGCGACCTACCAGGCCATCCTGACGCGCACGCTGCCCTCGACGCGCGCGAGTCTGGAGCGGCTGGGCTACTACCACGGCGTGCACTACTTTATCGGTAAGAAGCCCAGTGCGGCCTACGGCTTTGCCGAGCCCTACCAGCCGCCGTTCAAGTACGACAACGCCATCATTTTCCGCAATGGCACGCTGTTCCACCTGGTGAGCCAGGACAAGGGCGGCGGCTCAGCGCGGGGCCTCAACACCGACGGCGCTATCTGTGACGAGTCGCTGCTGCTCGACAAGAATAAGTTTGACCAGGAAGTGAGCACCACCATCCGGGGCAACTACCAGTACTTCGATAAGTGCCGGCTGCACGGCGGCGTGCACCACTTCACCAGTATGCCCTACGGGGCCAGCTGGCTGCTCAACGCCGGCGAGTACTACGAGCGTGACGGCAACGACATCAAGCTGGTGCGGGCCAAGCTCATCGAGATGCAGCTGGCCTTTATTGACGAGAAAGACCCGCGCAAGCGCATGAAGCTGTGGCCCGAAATCGACGCCCTGAACAAGCGAATCCGCTACTACCCCGACAAGAACGGCTTTTTGTATTCGGAGGCCAACGCCTTCGATAACCTCAAGGGCAACATTATCAAGCTCAACTATTTGGAGGCCGAGCGCCGCAAGCTCACCGATTACGTGTACCGCGTGGAAGTGCTCAACCAGCGCACCGACAAGGTGGAGGGCGGCTTTTACGCCAACCTCGACCCAGCCGTGCACACCTACACGTCGTTCGATAACGACTACCTGAAGACGCTGGCCCTCGATACCAACTACCAGGTGAAGCTGGAGGATGCCAACAGCTTGCAGGATTCGGACTGCAAAAGCAATATGCCCCTGCGCATTGCCGTGGACTGGGGGGCGAAAATTACCTGCATGACCGTGGCCCAGCAGGAGCTACTTCAGCTTAACCTACTGAAGGACTTGTATGTAAAGGCTCCGCTCATCCTCGACGACCTGGCCAAGGAGTTTTGCCGCTACTACGCCAACCACCTGTGCAAGGAAGTCTACTTTCACTACGACCACACCGGCAACAGCCGGCAGGCCAACAGCGACCAGACCTATGCCGAGCAGTTCGCCAAGATTCTGCGCAACAACGGTTGGACGGTGTACATGGTATCGAAGGGCGCGGCCCCTGAGCACAAGGACAAATACCTGCTTATTTCGCGCCTGCTGAAGGAGTTAGACCCGCGCCACCCGCGCCTGCGCTTCAATAAGCACAACTGCAAGCACCTGCTGCTCTCGATGTCACTGGCCCCGGTCACCGAGGTGATGGGCGTGGTGAAGAAAAACAAGAACAGCGAGCGCAGCAGCACCGTGCCGGCCGAGCAGGCCACCCACTTGTCGGATACGTTCGACATTCTGGTGTGGGGCCTCTACCAGCACCTGCTCAGCTCGATGCCGGTGTTTACGGATAACCTGTACCGGAAATAATTGCCACGTGCACCTGCACGCCCAAAAGCCCGGCCCCAACCAGCCGGGCTTTTTCGGGCCCAAACTGCTGAAAAAACCGTCTCAAAAATGGGGCGGCGGTGGGCTGGCAAGCGGCCCTATACCAGCAATTTAGCTTGCGCCGGGGTTTTCAAACGTCTCTTTTTTCAACAGAACACCCTGTCACGCGCTGACGACGACCGGCAATCCGACCGGCAATTTTTCGGGATATATGGCAGGGGGGGTAGGCCGACCCGGCCGAGGTCGCGGGGCACGTTGTGAGGCACTGGCAGGGGGGTAGGTAGCAAGCATGGCCAGCCCTTGGCCAGTGTGGCCAGCCCTTGGCCAGGTGCTGGCCAGGGGGCTGTTTCGTGTCCTTTTTTAGGGTGCTTTAGCAAGGGAATTTTGAGCTACTACTACGCTCACCCTTATGCAACTCATTACCCTGGCCGAGGTGCTGCACCTGCTCAACAGCACGGCCGACCCCTGCACCATCGTGTTCTCTACGGCCGACCGCCAGCGCCGCACCGGCGGCGAGCTGGTCACCCTGGAGGGCTGCGTGAAGACGGGCGTGGATAAGGAGCCCAGGGCAGTGGTGCCCACTGGCCAGCAGCCCGCAGCTGAGCAGCGCGGGCCCAAGCGTCGGCCCAACCACCGCGCCCACCAAACCATCAACCTCACCATCCTGAGCAGCGGCAAGGTGCGCACCGTGCACGTGCGGCTCATCACGGAATTCAACGGCCAAAAAGTACGCTGGTAATGTCTGGAATCTTCTTTAATGGGGCCGCCTCGGTGGCCTACCTGCCCCGGTTGGGCGCGGCCGTCCGCTTTGGCAACGGCCTCGATACCAAGCCCAGCGCTGCCCCAGGGGCCACGCCCAGCACGCCCTACGTGCGCGACCTGAGCCTGGGCACCGGGCCCATCGCCCGGTGGGGGGCTGATAACCTCTTTCCCCAGCGCGTGCTGGCCGACCTGCGCGAGAACACCATCCTGAACCCAGGGCTGGAGTGGAAGGCCCGCGCCCTCTACGGCGGCGGGCTCATGTACGGCTCCTTCGTGTACGGCGATGATGGGGCCGAAACCTTCAAGCCCATCAGGCTGCCCCAGGTCGAGGACTTCATTCGCCGCAACCAGCTCCACAAGTGGGCCCTGGCCACGGCCACCGACATCGTGACCTTTTACAACGCCTTTCCCGAGCTGATACTCAGCAAGGACAGGAGCCTGATTACCAACATCACGCGCCAGAAAGTGCCCTTTTGCCGCTGGTCGAGCCAGAACCCGGCCAACGGCTTTGTCGAGTGGTGCTACCTAAACGCCAACTGGAGCAACTGGAGCGGCGAGGGCGACCAGTACACCATCAAGGTGCCGGCCATCGTGCCTGGCTACGACCTACTGGAGTCCCTGCGCAACGACCTGCGCGGCCACAAGTTCATTTACCCGCTTAGCTACCCCACGCTGGCCGAAACCTTCTACTCGCTGGCCACCTGGGACGTGGCCCGGCTTTCGGGCTGGCTGAAGGTGGCCAAATCCATTCCGGCGTTCAAGCAGGCCCTGTTTGACAACCAGATAACGCCTAAATACCTCATCGAAGTGAGCACCTGGTGGTGGGAATGGAAATACGGCGCGGGCTGGACAAGCAAGCCGCTGGAGGAGCGTCAAAAGCTTATGAATGAGGAGCTTACCAAGTTCGAGGACTTCATGGTGGGCACGCAGGCCACCGGCAACTCGCTCATGGTCACTTTCCACTCCGACCCCATCAGCGGCAAGGAATACGCGGGCTGGAAAATCACGGCGGTCGATAACAAGATGAAGGACGGCATTTACATCGAGGACTCGCAAGAGGCCTCGCTGCACCTGTACAGCGCCCTCGACATTGACCCGACCCTGCGCGGCATCACGCCCGGCAAGAGCATGGGCGGCGGCTCAGGCAGCGATAAGCGGGTGGCCTTCAATATGTACATCAGTCTCCAGCAGCCTTTTCAGGACTTGGTGACCGAGGTGCTGCAATTCATCTGTGACTACAACCGCTGGACAGGCCCGGACGGAATGCCCCTGGTTTGGCGCTTCCGCAACGCCCTGATTACCACCCTCGACACGGGCAGCGAAATGAAAAAGCCCACCCAAGCCCCCACCCCCGGCGCATGAGCACCCTAATCACGACTATTCAGGAGTTTGCGGCCGGCGTGCCGGTCAACGTCACCAGCGACATCGAGCTGCTGCTTCCCCCGGTGGCGACGGCCGAGCGCAAGCACCTGCTGCCCATCCTGGGCCGGGCCCAGTACCGCGAATTGCTCGATGCTTACCAGGGCAGCACCCTGAGCCCCGAGCAGGCCGAGCTGCTCAAGCTGGTGCAGGTGGCCACGGCCAACCTGGCCTACGCCTCCTACGTGACCGTGGCCCAGCTGCAACTCAGCAACACCGGCATCACGGTCACCAGCGACCCCAACAACCGCACGGCCTTCCAGTGGCAGATTAACGACCTGCGCGCCCACCTGACCGAAACCGGCTACTCGGCGCTCGATGAGGTGCTCGACTACCTGGACGAGCACAAAAGCGACTTCCCCACGTGGGCCCAATCGGCCGCTTACACCTACAACAAGGGCCTGCTGCTCAACAACGCGGCCGACTTCAGCCGCTACTACAACATCAACGGCTCGCGCCGCACCTTCCTGGCCCTTACGGCCATTATCAGCCGGGAGGAGGTCTTTACGCTGGAGCCGGTGCTGAGCCCCGCGTTCTGCGCGGCCCTGCGCGCCGAAATCCAGACCGGCACCGTGAGCGCGGCCACCGAGGCCGTGCTGCGGCTGCTGCACCCAGCCCTGGCCAACATCACCATCAGCCAAGCAATTGGCGAGCTGAGCTTCAGCCTCAACGGCGGCGCGCTGGAGCTGCAAATCTACCGGGCCGACAACGCCAACGGCAAGGAGAGCGACCCCGGCTTGAGCGAGATGCTGAGCCTGAAGCGCAGCCAGGCCCTGGACAACGGCCGCGAGTACCTGCGCAAGCTGGTCACCTTCCTCAACGCCAAGGCCTCGGCCACGGTCTACCCCGACTACTTCACCAGCGACCGCTACGTGGCCCCCACGCTGGCCCCTGACCCCCACGCCCCGCCCGGCCCCCGGCGTCGGGTTTACAGTGCCTGCTAACCTCCACTATTATGCGTTTACTACTATCCTGGTGTTTATCCTTACTTAATTGGCTTACGCTGAGCACCAAAATGCTGCTTGCACTGAGCGCCAAAACGATACTTTCGTTACGGGTGGCCGTGGTGCTCACGCCGGTGCTCATCTTCATCGAGCGCTACCTCTTTAACGACTGGAATTTCCTCGCTTACCTGGGCGTGCTTATCGCGGTCGATACGATTTTCGGCGTGCAGCACCACTGGGTCAAGCACTCAATTAGTAGCCGCGCCTTCAGCCGTCTTTTCACCAAGTGCGGCATCTACGTGGGCCTGCTGGTGCTCACGCACGTGCTCACTAGTTTTCAGGTGCACGGCAAGCCCCAGGTGCTGTTTGCCTGGTTCGACACCTTCATGTATTCGTGCATGATGGCCCGCGAAGGCCTTAGCATTCTGGAGCATATCGCTTTTATCGAGCCCCGCCTGGTGCCCAAGGCCCTGCTCAAGCGCCTGGCCATTATTTCCGATGAAGGTATCGAGGCCGCGCTGGTGGCCATGCCGGTGGCCCAGCATTCCGCTGCCCCCCTGAACCTGACCCCGGCCCCGGTGGCCGACGTGGCGACCGCTGAGGTGGCCACCGATGAACCTGCTTCACTTACCCCCGCTATTTTATGAGAAAGCTATACTACGGCGTGCTATGCCTGGCCCTGGCCAGCTGCGCCACCACCCGCAACCTACCGACCGCGCCGGCCGAGCCCCCGCCCGCCTCTCAGTTCGTGGCCATGCCCGACTCGCTGCCCTTCGTGCTGGCTACGCCCAAGGCCAGCTTCCTCGACCAGGTGCTGGGCCGCACGCCGGCGACGGTGGCCTATCGGGGCCTGCCAGCCAAGATTAAGAACTCGACCGTGAGCGTGACCTACAACCACGTGGCCGGCAACCAGACCAACACCAGCAGCACCACCAGCACAGCCAAGAACGGCCGCACGGTCGTGGGCGACGGGGCCAGCAACATCGAGGCCGGCAAGAAGTCCGGCCCCATCATCCGGGCCGACACCGGGGCCGACGTGCACGTGGCCACCAGCAAGCAGGGCCCGGCGCTGGCCGGCGACGGCAGCCACCAGGCCGTGACCAAAAAGGGCCCCGCGCAGGCCGGCGACGGCAACCGCAACACCGAGCAGAAGGCCAGCGGCTGGCCCTGGTGGCTGTGGCTGCTCATTGTGGCCGGCGTGCTCACCGGCATCTACAAGGTTTATAAACGCTTTACCCCTATTTAATCACCTATTTATCAAGTATGTTACCCAAGGATTTTTTCGCTAAATACGCCGCCGCTGCTATCGCTACCTGCAAGGGCACCGGCCTGCTAGTATCCGTTACCCTGGCCCAGGCCGCGCTGGAAAGCGGCTGGGGTGAGTCGAAGCTGGCCAAGCTGGGCCTCAACTTCGGCGGCATCAAAGCCGGCAAGTCGTGGAAGGGCAAGCGCCTCAATTTCAAGACTCAGGAGGAGGTAAACAAGCAGCTCATCACCATCACCGACGATTTCCGGGCTTACCCCACGGCCGAGGCCTATTTCGCTGACCGCGTGCTGCTGTTCCGCACCCTGAGCCGCTACAAGGCTCTGTTTGCCCAGGACAGCTATAAGGCCGAATCCATGCTGTTTACGAAAACCGGCTACTGCACCGATACCAGCTACGGCCCCAAGCTCATCTCGATTATCGAGAAGCACGGCCTCACCAAGTACGACGCCTAGCCCGGCGCATTATCAACGCTATTACTACTTATCAGTTATGTATTTATCGTTTCTCTACACCCGTTTGCTGAGCCTGCTGCTGCTGGCGGTCGGCTGCTGCTCGACTGCCCAGGCCAAGCCGACCCTGGGCGAGCTAACTACCCTGGCCGTCGGCCCTTACGTATCGGACGCCAACAGCGCCCTGCGTGGCCCCTACCAGGCCGGCCCGCTGGTGGTCACGCAGACCTACCGCAACACCAGCCCAGTGCTTCAGGACTCGCTGGCCTTCACCGTGCAGGCCTTCGGCCCTGGCTACTCGCAGGGCCTGATTCAATTCTTTGGGGCGCTCAAGGGCCTGGGCCCGAACGGTGGCCAGGACAGCTTCGTGCTGGGCGACATCAGCCTGCCCGGCCCCGGCTCCTACCTAGTGCAAACCGACGTGTTCGTTTACGACCGCGCCCGCAAGGAATGGCTCGCCGGGCCGAGTCACGTCTATTGGCTGCTGGCCACCACGCCCACCCCGTTGCCGGTGGAGCTGGTTAGCTTCACGGCCCAGGCCCAAGCCGACAGCGTGGCCATCAGCTGGCAAACGGCCAGCGAGCGCAATTGCTTCGGGTTCTGGCTGGAGCGTAGTACGGACGGCCTGGCCTTTGCGCCGCTGCATTTTACGGCCGGCGCGGGCACCACCAGCACCCTGCGCGGCTACCAGGTGCGCGATGCCCTACCGCAGCTGCGCACCCACTACTACCGGCTCAGGCAAGTGGACGTGGGCGGGCAGCAGCAGTACAGCCCCGTGGTGGCCGTGGCCCCGGCCAAGCGGGCCGCGCCGGTGGCCACGGTCTACCCCAGCCCGGCTAGTGGCCAGGCCCACGTCACGGGCGCGGCCGGGGGCACGTCGGTGCGCCTCTACGACGCGGCCGGGCGGTTGAGCAGGCAGCAGTGCCTCGACAGCGAAGGGCTGCTCGACCTGTGCGGCTTGCCCGCCAGCACCTACCAGGTCGTAATTGGTGAGGGAGCCAGTGCCCAGCGCCTGCGCCTGGCCACTTATTAGATGTAGGTACACACAACGCCGGAAGCAAAAAGGCCCTCGACCGCCCCGGTCGAGGGCCTTTTTCGTGTCCTTTTTTCGGGTGCCCGCGCAAAGGAGCTTTGGGTATGAATAACGTGCAATTCGCCCACGTGCGCCGGCAATTACCTGCCAACTGGAGCGAGCTAACGCGCCGGCAGCTGCTGGCCATCGTGCCGCTGCTGTTCCAGCCCACTGGCCCGGTGGCCGTGCAGGTGCAGCTGCTGTGCCTGCTGCTCAAGCTGCCGGCGTACCTGTGGTTTAGCCTGACCGATTTTCAGATTGCCGACCACCTGCGCCTGGTGCGCTGGCTTACCGAGCCCAGCCAGCTCATCAAGCAGCTGCTGCCGACCATCGGCCCCTGGTGGGCCCGCCTGGCCGGCCCCGGCGACTGGCTGGCCGGCGTGTCGGTGTGGGAGTTCGCCAATGCCGAGGCCCAGCTCAGCAAGTGGGTGGCCACCCAGGACGAGGCCGTGCTCAACCGCCTGGTGGCCGTGCTCTACCGGCCCCGCCGTTTTGGCTGGTGGCTGCTGCGCCTCAGCCCGGCCTACACCGGCGACAGCCGGCAGGTTTTCAACGAGAAGCGGGTAGCGGCCCGTGCCGAGCGCGTGGCCCGGCTGCCGCTGGCCCATCGGCACGCCGTGCTGGTGTACTACCTGGGCTGCCGGGCCAAGCTGGAGCAGGCCTACCCCCACCTGTTCAGCGGCGACGAGGGCAACGGCAAAGACCCCAACCCCTGGCTCACGCTCATCGGCCGGCT